TACAAGTCTTAGATGTTGTCCTTTATCCATAGTCTTTCAGCGTTTTAAGCCAGCGCACCGCTGCCTTGATACTGACAGCTCACCTGGATGGTTTGACGATTACCTGCCTGAATCGACAGGTCGTTCAGAATAGCCTGACCACTACGGGCGAAAGCAGCATGCTGGGCGACACGGTTCTGTGCGCCTGCTGTCTGATCCCATCCAACGGTGGTCTTCGCGTCAGAGTTGAAGCGTGTGATGAGCGCACGAAGATTGCTGAGCGACGCATCGATGTTATCAACTTGTGCGCTCCACTGCTTCGAGGTCATCATCTCTTCGTTCCAGCCACCAACTGAGTCCTTCGTTGACGCATCCTCGACGTTGCCTTGTATGGTCACCTGGCAGTTCGTGGCTTCAGGTACGGCTGAGCCTCCGATGAACACTCGGAAGTTCTGGCCCATGATTTTCGTTAATGCCATATCCTTGGAGTTTTATTGTTTAACAAATGTGATGACCGCCCAGAATTTATCCTCGCCCTCGGCGGTGCGCTCATACTCGATGAAGCCTCCCTCGCGTGTCATGCCGTCGGCCTGCTTGCAGAGTTCTGCAATCTGGTCAGCGCACTCTTGACGAGTCTCTGCCTCAATCTTGATAGGCTTGCCCACCTCGATGGCGGGAATGTCATTCTTAGTCTTGCTCATCGTTTTCTTCGTTTAAGAGATTGCGAACGTCACACTGATACGTGAGAACCTGCCAGTAGCAAGGCTTCAGCGAGTCGTACTGTATGGCTTGCGCCGCGAACGTGAAGTCGTCGATTGTGAACTTGTCGCCGAGTTCTTCCTTTTGCGCTTTCATGTATGCCAGTATCGTCTCGCGCACCGTCTGAGTCAGTTCGTGAAGGTCTTCGAGCGTTTCGGCTGTCACCTCCACACCGATGTTCACGCGGTCGTAGTCCGATTCGTAGGAGCAATCCTTGGTGTCGGCATCGTTATTCAGTCCATCAAAAGTCAGGATAACGTAAGGCACTGGCACGTTGTCGGCATCCTCGTCGGGCAGCGGAATGGCGGTGCCGTAGAGTCGGCCACCTATCCGCTCCACCAGCGCTGGGTTGCTCTGAATGGCTGCAATGAAGATGCTATCTGTTGCGAGGCTCATCTGTTCGTGTGATGTTTGTTAATACTTTGTTACTGATTCCTCTCACTCTGGGGAACCGGCTGGCCGACAGCCTTTGCTGCGCATCGGAGCAGCCAGCCGGAGGAACTATTCCCAGAAGTTGAGAGCGAAGAGAGAGTTTAGTTGCCGATCTCGTTGCTTGATGCGGGCTCGACGAGCTTGATGAGCTTGAAGGCCTGGGGCTTGCCAGAGGTGTTGCCGTTGACCTTGCTGGACAGCTCTGTCAGAGAGTAGTCGGTGGTCATGGAGATAACAACAGTTGCGCTGTTGAATACCTCGGCAGATGTCGCATCGACGTTGAAGCGGAACTCGCCGTGCTGCTCCTCAGCCAGATAGCCGAAGTGACCGATGGCGATGTAGCGGTCGTTGTCCTTGGTGGCTGCACCGTTAGCGTCGATGGTGTAGTCAACGTAAGGAGAAACCTTGTAGTTGTATCCTACACACTTGCCACCCTCCACAACGGTGCGGTCGCCTGCGCTGTTGGGGATGCGCTTGGTGAATGCCAGCTCCACCTCGGTCACCTTGTCCATGATGAGTTCGGGGTCACCCTCGAATCCAAGGTCGTACATCTCGGCAATCTTCTTGGCGAGGTTCTTACCGATGTTCTCGTCAAGGGTCAGTTCCTCAACGGTCACCTGTGCGAAAGGTGAAGGCAGCTTGGCGTAGTTGCCGTGTGCATAGACGTGAACGGCACGGAAGATAGCCCAGCCCTTCTGCATCTTGAAGGTCATGAAGCTCAGGATGTCGAAGGCGGCGTTGTCGATGGCGCGGTGTGAAACGGCCAGCGAAGCAGCCACGCGGACGGGGGCAGCGGTGATGTTGGTGAAGTCGAGAGCCTGCACACCCACCTTCTGCACCTCCTTGTTGACGGTGAACTTCACGTCGTTGGTGCTGTAGGGGATAATCTCAGTACCTGTCACGCCGGTAACCAT